CTAAGAATGAGTTTGTAGTTCCTTGGTTTATTAAGATAGATACTATTGATGAGAAGGGAGTACCTAATGTTTCTGATTACTTTGATTTATTCCAGACCCAACTTATTGTTGGTCTTTTGACTCCAGAGGAGAGTTTAGGATTGGGGAAAGGATCGACAGAGGCAACAAGTAGAGTCAAAGCTATATTATATGAAAGGCAGATAAGGGCATTCCAGAATGACATATCTACTCAGATTGAGCGACAATTATTTAATCCATATCTTGATGAGAATGGAGTTAATATAGAGGAGGCTAAGAATCTAGTACACATCACATTTAATTCAGTAACTGAAGAGGATGAAGCTTTGAGAGCCAAATGGCTAGGTAATCTGTTTAGGGGTATGGACGAGATACCATTCACTTTGAATGAGATAAGAGGTTTCTTTGGGTTTGACCCATTGGAAGAAATGGAGAGACAATCTTTACCATCTGGTGGCAAAGATAAGGAACCTGAAGAGAAACCAAAGGAGGATGAGGAAAGTGAAGAACCTACATAGACATACAATACCATTTAACTACAACAAGAAGATACTCTACAAATCTATGGATGACAGAGTATTTAAAGATGCTACATTACTAACCCCTGGTGAATGGACTGATAGTGTATCTAGAACTCCAATTACCTATACTGATGCCGCGTTATTCTTATCAGCTAATAATTGGACTAAAAACATACTTAATCTTGACCATGAGTGGAAAGTATTAAATACCATTGGTACTGTACAGAATCCTAGATATCATAGTGGTTCTATTAGAGCTGACTTGTTTGTAACTCCGAGAACACAAAATGGTAAGGATGCCATAACTCTCATAGATTTAGGTTTAGTTAATGCTTTATCCATTGAACTTATGTCTAATGATACTTGGGATAGTGATGATTTCAAGAGATATGCTACAGATATAGAATATCTAGGTTGTGCTATGGTATATGGGGACAATGCAGCTTGCTCCGAAGCTAAGGTGAAGTAATGGAAGATATAGTCTGCTCGTTCTACAACGAATGTAAGAATTATAAGAAGGAATGCTATCGGTGTAAGTGGAATGCTAATAATATTTATGGTGATTACCTGTTAATTCAAAATGAGGATGGTAAAACTCTTCATTTCTTGGATACTACATGGATCTGAATCATAATCTTATTATAGATTGCCCACTATGCGAGTTATTTCTTAATCCTGAAAAGAATATTAATACTAAATTATACTACCCAGATTTAGATAAGATTAATGAGGTTGATTTCATTATCTTACATTCTACTATCCATAAGACTCCTGTTGTAATTGTTAGAGATCACACTACTGAGATATCCAGTGAAGTTTGGGGTAGAATCCTATACCAAGTTCGTAAGATGTTTGGAAATGTACAGTTGAGAAGTGAATCATCCAAAATTAAAGACCATTTTCATTGTGTTATTGTACAAGATGAGGGTAGATAATTTAATGCCAACACCACCTAGCAAGGATGAGACAAGAAAACATTTTCTAAAGTGTAGAGTGTGTTCTGTTGATTTAATTTTAGGTGATAGTTGGACGGTTGCTTTGAAGAATAACCGTAATCGTATTTGTAAGTCGTGCCATAAAAGAAATGGTAAAAACTATAGAAACTCCTTGTTAGGAAAATTACAGACATATAAAATAGGTGCTAGGAGAAGAGGGTATATTTTTGATTTGAGTGTTATGGAATTTGCTGATATAATTGTACAACCATGCTATTATTGTGGGGCAAAGAATAGTATATATAATGGGGTTGATAGAAAAGACAATAGTATAGGTTATATAAGGGAGAATTGTGTTTCCTGTTGTATGATGTGTAATCACATGAAACAAGAATATAATAGTAATGAATATATAGAAAAATGTATGGAGGTTGCGAATTATGCCAGTTCATAGTTGCCAAGAAGATGGAAAACCAGGCTACCAATGGGGTGGGAAAGGTAAATGTTACACATACACCCCTAATAATGAAGAATCTCGTAAGAGAGCACATGCAAAAGCGGAATTGCAGGGTCGAGCAGCTAGGTCTGGGGGTTATAGTGGTGCAGAAACACATTCTGGAATTCAATCATTACGTTTTAGTAAGAAGAAGTTTAATAAGTCGCAAGCAATCGCTTGGGCTAAATCACATAACTTTAAATCTGGTGATGTAGAGGAGATGCCTAATGAATGGAGACTACGGCAATTCAGTCCAAATCTTTGCACAAAATCTGGTGGGATGAAAGATTTAGCATCTGGTGTAAGGGGATATATCTGTCCTACTACAGGGGTTAGCCCAGGTAAGTCATTTGATTCTCTTTTTGATTCTTTAAATAGGATTTCCAATTCATTGAATAAGTTAAGAGAAATGTTATAATGTTTAATATGAGAGAGAGGATGGTGGTTAAGAATTTCTTTGATTGGTGGTATAAGGTATACTAGTGCATCTGGTGGTGCGGTAGAATCTCCAAGTGATGGTAGAATAGTTAATTTTTCGGGTTTCCCAATTAGTGCACAATCTAATAGTAATGCTCTTGCAGTATGTTTATTCATATGGGATCCGGTGAGTAATCAGTGGGTACCAAAGACATCGTAGATGTTGCGAGTGAAGACATTATTAGGAAATATATAAAGAAATTTAATGATGAGAGGGGTAGTAATAGTTATTCACAACGTGATTTACTTAAGTATCTAATTACTAGAATGGATGATGTAGATGTTAAACTTGATAACCATATTACAACAAACCAAGGAAGATTATCTATTGTAGAAACAACTATTAGTAACCTTAAGTATATGTTTGGGGTGTTATTAGTTGCTGTATTAGGTGTTTTTGGTATGGTATTTGTAATGATGGTGGCTTAAAATGAGATTAAGTGATTTAGATTTATTAGTGAATATAGATGATACTGTGTATAAATTAGAAGAGATTAAGAAAGACTTATTATTAAACCCATCAACTGAGACTGAACCATATGTAACTACTATACCATTTAAGCTACGAGGTTTCTTACAGAAAGCTAGTGATACAGAACACATAATTGCTGGGTACGCCTCAGTAATAGAGATAGATAAGGAGGAGCAATTAATACCTAAAGAAACATTACAAGATGGTATTGAAACTCTTCTTAAGAATTCTGATTATGCTAATCTAATGTTAGTTCATCAAAATGTCCAAGTAGGTAAGATACTTGAGAGTTATGGTAATCTAACTACCCATGTGGATGATAAGGGACTTTTTGTTGTTTGTTCTGTAAGAGAAGATTTAGAGACTGCTAATGAGATATGGGAACAAATCTTAGATGGTGAGCTTAATGGTTTCTCTATAGCTGCAGAAGTTCTTATGGAACATGAGGAATGCGACACTGAAAAATGTATATTAGTGATAGATAAGATGAATATCTTCGAATTATCTCTATGTGTTTTTCCAGTCAATTCCAAATCTGGTTTTGTTGTTGTTTCTAAATCAGAATCAAAAGATTTAGAATATAATGTCCGTGATTATTTAAATAGAGAGGTCAATGTTAATATGGCAAAGAAAGGGAAGAAACAACAGAAGGAAGTGGAGAAATCCGAAGAATTACCAACCGAAGAGAAATCTGAAGAAGTCGTAGAGGAATCAATCGAAGTTGAGGAGAAGACACCTGAAGAATCAGTTGAAGAGATTGAAACAGAGACAATACAAAATACAATAGAGAGTTTGCAGAGAGAAGTCGAAGCCTTGAAGGGTATTATATCAGAAATGAAAGCTATGCCCGATGAAGAGGAAGAAGAGGAAGAGGATGAGGAAGAAGAGATTATCGAAGAAGAAGAGAAACCAACTGAAGAACCTAAAGAAGAACCTGAAGAAGAGAAACCAACTGAAGAAAAGTCTGAGGAGAAACCCACACTAGAAGAGTTTCTGACAAAAGAAGATTTAGGTGATATCCAGAAATCTATTAATGAGATATTGGAAAAATTCTCTAAGTTTGATGAGCTAGACGATTTAAAGGTTGCTGTTAAAGCTAAGGACGATCAAATATCTGCATTAACTAAACGACTTGAAATTGTAGAGAAGTCAGAAGAGAAACCTAAGATTAAATCTGACACCAAAGTGAAATCAAAGAAACATGATATGGATTTAATACAGGACCCATTAAGAGCGGGCACTTATTATAAAGATTTATATTAGGTGATTTTCTTATGGCATGGTCTACATTGGATTTAACAAGTGACACTATACTTCAAGATGGAACTGGGGCTATGAATTATATAGCATCTGGTAATATCTATGTAGGTCAAGCTGTATATATCTGTAGTGATGATACTGTTAAAGTAACTACGACTACAACTGGTGAATGTGATGCTATTGGCATAGCATCTATAAATGCTTCTGATGGTAATAGAATCGGTGTTTATAGTAATTCCAATATTGTAAGGTGTTGTGTAGATTCTGCTGGTAATCCTGGTGTACCTGTCTATGGTGGTGCAAATGGTATTCTATCAACTACTCAAGGTAATGCAAAGAAGGTAGCAGGTTATATTAAGGAGACTCCAACTTTAGGAGCTGGTGGTACAAATTATGTTGGTAAGATTTTGTTAGTTTAAATGTTAAATAATATGATGGTGTAAAGAATATGGCATGGACAGAGATAACAACTAAAGATATAGCTATCCAAGGTGAAGACTTTAAGTACAATTGTATGGCATCTGGTACTATCAAAAAAGGACAAGCATTAGTTAATATTACTGATGGTGATACAAGTGATATATATGTAATTTCATCTTCATTAGCTACATCAACTAAATTCGTGGGTGTTGCGGTTACTGATGCTGTTAAAGGAGAACCAGTTGCAGTATATGGTCAAGGAGCTATCTGTTGGGGTAGAGGTGATAGTGCTTTAACATATGGTGATTACCTTATCGCTGATGATGATGGTCAATTTGATGATGTTGCATCTGAAACTGAAACGGCAGCAAGTGGTGTAGCCCAAGCAATGAATACTATAGGATCTGCTGGCGAGTTTAAACTTAAAATTATAAGATAAGTATAATGTAATCTGTCATTTCTATTATGTCAGTCCCTATGTAGTATAACTCAATAGAGGTGATTACCTATTTCGTGGGACACTAATGATTTAACTAGTGACACCATATATCAAGAGGGGCCATTTGGTTTCTTGTTTAAAGCAAGTGGGAATATCGAACGTGGTCAGGTTGTTAGAATAATAGAGGACAACCATGTAACACCAAGTACTGTTGGTACTAATGGAATTGGAATTAATGACCATAAAGTATTACATGGTAATGAGGTTACTATCTACATACCTGGTAATATAGTAAATGCATGTGGAACATCTGCATACACACCAGGGACTGTATTGTATGCAAGTGGTAATGGTATGGTTTGTGACCAAAGATATTCCACTGAACGTCCTGTGGCAATAGCAAGGAGTACATTTGCTACAGCTACAACTAATATGGTTGGTGAGGTGGTTATTATATGAGTTTCACACAAGTCACTGACACTATCCCAATTCAACCAGGAATAGGAGCATATGGTTTCACAGCATCTGGTACAATCTACAGAGGACAGGGTGTATATCTATGTGGGGATAACCAAGTAAAAGTCCCTACTAATGACACTCAACGACTAATTGGTATAGCAGAGTATAATGTTGTGGATTCTGATAAGGTAGCAATATTTGGTCCACTCAATTTAGTATCTTGTAAGATATCAGCATCTTCCACATTAACAGCAGGTACGTTTGTTGGTGTGATAAGTGAAGGATATCTATCTAATACAGCAACATATAGAAGTGGTGCGGTAATAACTAAATCAGCTACATCTAATTATGGAACTGGTGAGATACTAATATTGGGGACGGAATATATCCAATAATGTTTTAATGTTTGTATTGAAATGTATATATAAAGAGTATGAATATGACAAATAAGTTAACGAAACTATTAGAATTAGCCTATGCTGACAATCAAGAGAAAAAGAGAGTATTGGATAAGACATCAACAAAGACTATTCTAAATATTAAGGAGAATGATGATACATACAAAGCTCTATTACAATCCGATAGCAGACAGGAGGCAAACCTTCTACAGGAAGAAGTGTACAAAACTATCTCTGAAGGAGCTGAACCATGGAAATGTATGAGAGATGTTGTTCCTACAATAAGGACAGATAGCTACTCTGTTAGAGTGGTTAAGGGAGAAACTGGTACTTATGCTGAAAAGTTAGCAGAAGGTGCTAATGTACCAATTGACACGCAAGTATATACTAAGGAAGATATTTCAGTATACAAGATTGGGACTCGTCCACTCATTACTAATGAATTGATTGAAGATTGTCTATTTGATATAGTCAACCTTGAACTCAAGAAAGCTGGTATGAGAATGGAGAACAAACTTAATAGGGATGTCCTATTGGAAATCCTAGCTGATGCAGGCACGACGGAAGTAGATCCAGCTGGATCTCATATTGCAGTTTCAGATTTGGCCAAAGCAAGATCTGACATACAAACAAATAACTATATGCCAGACAAAGTAGTTTTCCATCCACTCGCAGAAGGATATCTTCTACAGGACTCTAACCTCGCATATGTATCATATGCAGGTGAATCTGGACCACTCCACACTGGTAATATACCAAAACTCATGGGATTGATACCATACACTACATCTTGCACAACTGGTACAACCGCCAACGTATGGGGCACAACTGACCAAGCTAATCAATATTATGGTGTAGTTCTTGATTCAGCAGCTAATACATATCTTGCAATGCGGAGAGATCTTACAGTTGAGCAATATGATGACCCAATTCATGATATCATGGGTATTTCTTGCACAATGAGATATGGTGTAGCTACAGTCCAGGCTAATGCAGCTTGTAATATATTAACAAAGTAAGACTGATATCTATTTGGGAGGTGTAACCTCCACTTTATTTATATCTGTCTTTTGTATGTTAAATTATGTAAAAATTATTACGAGGTTGGAATATGCCAGGAAGCAAAATTCCAGTATTAGAATCCGAGAAATTTACTGTACAAGGTAGTGGTAGGGGATTATATATAGTTGATGATGCAACTAACTTTGATGTTGGTACTTGGAGTACGGGAGTTTGGATTAGTGGTAATACTACTAGTGGTCCAGCATTCCCAGGTGGTGGTTCAGGTCAAATATTACCAGCAGCTAGTGCAGCAGCTTGGATGAGAGTTACTTCAGATGCAGGTACTGCATACTATATACCATTATTTAATTATCATTGGTAAGTAATATGTTGAGTGGATTTGGGAATCAGGAATGGATGACAGAATCCTTTGAAGAGAGCAGACAGAAAGCACTTAAGGATAGAACTAAATTTACTGATGAAGAGTTAGAGATATTAGAATTAGATAGTGATGTTTCCCTTGGTGGTGGTGACTCTTATTATAAATCATTTGAGATAAAGCAATTTCCATATCCAAAAGACACTTATAGAGAGAAACTCGATTTACGGACTACTAACCCAAAGATAGGTGACTAAAGTATGAGTGATTATCAATGTATAGCAGTAGGTGAAAATGATGTTCGTTCATTCTTGACACCACCATTAGATTACGACGATGTCTCTAAAGCTGAAATCTTACTCAAGATAGAATCTGTGGAGACGTATGTAAAGTATACATACTTTGGTGGGGGAACTGTACCAGCTAAAGCTAGAATACCAATTCTTCTACTCACTATATCTAATCTTATATCTACACCTACATTAGCTAGAAAATACTACACACTTGCATCAGAATCCATAGGAGATTATTCGTATATACTAGCTCAACCAACATCTAAAGGTAGTGATGTGAATTTCTCACCATTTACTATTACTAAAACTTGGCACAATATGGGTTTGGAAATATTACAGAAGATAGCTTCACCAACTGATTATATTGTTCGGAAAGCGAATGAATAGACCGTCACCTTTATATCCGGAAAATTGGTCAAAACTTCGTAGATATATCTTTAAAAGAGATAATTATACCTGCCAGATATGCGGTAGAAAAACTTTACATCCACATTGCCATCACATTGTACCAATTAAGATATCTCATAACTCACATAGCAATAACCTAATAACTGTATGTCCATATTGTCATAAACGGATACACCATATAAAATGACATTTGAATCACTACTTAACAAATCTTGCTATATAGGAACTAAGGATTCATCCCAAAACTCTTTGGGGGAATGGACTTATACTTGGACATATTCAACTACTGAAACTAAGTGTAGAATGGCTCCAGTGTCATTATCCGAAAGGATTGATTTTGGTGGTGAATACAAAGATATTAGATATAAAGGTTTCTTTCTTTCTGGTGCGGGTGTTAATTTGAATAATAGGATTAAATACAATGATGAGTATTATGAAGTACGTGAACGACAAATGGATTCAAGTGACCATCATATTACTACATTGTTGAGCAAATTATGATATCTCTTAAGATTAAAGTAGTAGGAAGAGAAAAGATAATATCTAAACTTCGTATCTTACAGACATTAGTTGAGGGTGGTGCTGTGAAAGGGTTGAGAGAATCTATGGATGATATTGAGAAGGCAAGTAGTGATTATTTGGATAATATGACTAATTGGGGTGCTGGTGCTACAAGACCAACCGAAAGTATTAATGAGAATTGGATAAGACAGGGACCAGAAGTGAGAGGTGGTAATATACAAGCGTGTTTGGGAAATTCTAGTCCTCATAGTCACATAGTGGAATTTGGTTCAACAGGACCGATTACACCAGTTGGTGGTTCACCATTACATTTTATATATATGGGTGAGGAAATGTGGAGATGGTCTGTTAGAGGTCAGCAACCAATGAGATATTTCACAACTGGGATACAATTAGCTAAACCACTTGCACGAGATCATATCAGAGAATCTATCCGTGGTAATATTAGAACGGTGTTTAAATAATGTCTTACGCTACATATTCATCTACTAGAAAACTTCTTATTAACCATACTGGTGTTACTAATCTAGTACCTGCTGGTAATATAAGAATTGGGTTTTCTAGAGAACTTAATGTGTTTCCTAGTATATCCATAACTCAAGTTGGTGGTGGTACATATGGTTATACTGGGTATGGAACATCAGTAGATGGTTCTAAAATGAGACGTGAAGATAGAACTATTCAAGTGGATATCTACAATAGAGATAGTATGTTATCTAGCCAAGTGATAGGAGATGCGGTTGATGTTGCTCTTATGTCTGGTACTGGATTTAGAAAACTTAATGATAATGATATCTTTGAAGAAGGTATCCAATCATTCCGGAAAATCCAAACTTGGAGTTTCTGGCAAAATGTAAATGACTAGTATGTTTATTATGTTGAAATAATGAGTGGTAGAATGAATATTAACTTAAGTAAAGATGAAAGGAGGTGTGATTCGTGGGCACAGTGACTGGAAAGGACGCTATAATAGCAATCAACGCTAAAGCAGATTCAACATGGGGTTTATCTGATTTCAGTGTTACATTTGATAAAGGAACGGTAGAACAGGAACTAGTTGGTGAAATTGGTAACTATTTCACTTATGGTTCACTATCAGTCAATGGTTCATATACTTGTTGTAAATTTGCAGCATCTGGTAATGCGGATTCATTAAAGAACTTATTGGGTGACACTACATATATAAGTATATCTGGGACAACTGGTTCTAATCTATCTTGGTATTTTACATCATGTCAGATAACCGGTTATGATGTTACTATGGGTGATGCTGATACAATTACAGAAGCTTCAATAGATTGGATTGTTATGCACCCAAATCAAGTTACAATAACTGACGCTACCGGTCATGTTAGTGATTAAGGAGGATAGATAATGGCAACAAGTCCAAAAACTTATACAGGTAAAGATGCTAGTATATGGATTTCAGGTGTAACTCATACAACTTTGGGTATTTCCGATTTCTCTCTAACATTAGACCGAGGAACTGTAGAACAAGAATTAGTTGGTGAAACTGGTAATTACTTTGCAGCTGGTTCATTATCAGCAACAATATCATTAACACATTGTAAGCTAGATAATACTTCAGCAGCTGGTTTATTATCATCAACTATTAATGGCACTAATGTATTTGTATCTGGTAATTGTGGAGCCGATTCATTACATTTCTATTTTATATCATGTGCAGTAACTGGGTTTGATATAAGTATTGGGGATGCAGACACTATTACCGAAGGTTCTGTAGATTTATTAGTTATGTCACCATATGATATATCATCACAATCTGGTAAAGGATTATTTACTGGTGAGTATATAACTAATGCGTAAATAGGCTAGACATGAGGAGGTGATTCATATAGCCGATAAAGGAAAGACTAAAGATGAGTTAAGGAAAGATTTCGACAAGAAAGTCAAGAAGACAGACGAAAAGAAAAAAGAAGACTATGTTAGACAGATAGCCACTCGTGAGTTATTGGAGAGAGATTATAAAGAGGATTCCCTTCATGTTTCTTTTAATACCTCACCAGAGACTAGACGAAGTATTGAAGCGAGAAAACCAAACCAAGAGGAATTCATTAAGATATTATCCTTATCTGTGGAAGCAGCACAATATGAAGGTAAGTTAGATGCTGGGTCTCTTGCTAAAATGAGAGATATCTATGCAGGACTTCATACAATGGCTGCTAATCTATCATTAGATAAGAAACTTAATGAAGAATTCTGGTCTAAACATATAGGGTTTGATGGTCTTCAGAGTTTCATAACTGAACTCATAGTTGCGTTTCAGACTGGTACAGGAGTACCCGAGTCTGAAATGAAATCCTTTCGTTGAGTCGGGCCTAGGATTTCTTACGTATGAAATTTGTAAGGAATTCAAACTAACTCCGAAAGAACTAGGTAAGAAGAGAAGAGATGACCCAAGTGGAATAGCGTTTCTTGAACGCTCTATGATTCATAGATGGGAACAAGAGAAGAAAGCTAGGGATGAAGCAGAACGGAAATCTAAAATGAAATCTCACAAACGTAGATAATGTATGTATTAATTTTGTTAATATAGAGATTGGTGATAAATGGTAGCGACAACACAAATAGAAATTTTGTATGGTACAACGCCTGGAACATTTAGCGCAAGAGATGCTAGTGCAGTAGATTTAGGTGGTGGAACTCGTTATATGACTTATGATGATGGTTCTGATTCATCTATAACAACCTATCCAATTCCTATACCAACTGCAGCTAATGGTTTAAGTGGCTCTTATTGGGTTACTCATTGCTTAAATTGTACAGTAGCTCCAGATACTTATCTTAAAGATTTGAAATACTATCAGACTTGGACATCTAGTCCTTGTGATGATTGGAATCTATCTGGTGCAGGTTGGGCAGGAGACAAACTAAAACCTGGTTTATACATAGGTGTATCTTCAGCAACTATAGCTAATGCCAAAATACATACTCAAGGTTTTCCATCTGGTTCTTATGACCAAGCTGATGGTACTCAAGGAGTATATGGTTATCCAATATCTACAGCAACTAATGGACATTCGTTTTATCTTGGTTGTTCAGCTCCAGCGTCTGGTGGTATGGTATCTATAGCGCACTTTGATAATTTATCTACTGCTTATATAGTGCAATCTGGTCAGGTGGTTGGTGCAGCTACTGGTAGAAGTTATTGTATAGCTACACAAGTTTTGGTTGGAAGTGGTGCAAGCGCAGGAAATAAAAATGACAAGACGTCCAGTTTTTCATATACAGAAGCTTGATACTGTTTAACATACTTATGCGGAATGTTAATATGTGTTTATTCTTTTTAATCACCAATAAAATGGAAGGAGACTGGGAATACAATCCCCTTCGGAGATTCTAACTTATGATAAATACTCGTCCAATTGTATACTTCTATAGATGCTATTATAGTGATGGTAGTACACAAGAGCAATATTCAAAAGAAAGAGATTATAAAGGTTTAAAGTTTACAGATATCTATCAAGACAAATTAGTTAAGTTTGGTTTATATCCTTTTTCGCAAGACTTAGCGGAGAAAGTAACTAAAGTTGGTACGGAAGCAAGGGCATTACCTTTCTTACCAGAATATGAAATTGAATTTGATGAAAATAAGAGATTAATCTACTATAGACAATGTTTTATCTCACAACAGGAGTATCACATATGTGGTGCTTGCAAGAAGGAGTTTCAATATAGTAGTGGTGTAAAAACATTGATATCTAAGTATCCATCACCAATTTGTCAAAATTGTGGAGCTCATGATGATTTCTATTGCAAGAAATGTGATAAATCATATATCTTTGAAGATACATCTAATGGGCTGTGTCCAATTTGTAAGGGACATATGGAGAGGAGGAAAATAACTTCCACACAATACTCACGTGAGAAACGTTGGAATCTCTATATCATAGGATATCAACAATTGATTAATGGTAGTAATGTGAAAACATTATTAACTATAGACGAAACTGGGAATTGTTTAGTTACCTAAAATGAGTTATTCATTTGTAGTACCCAAAGCACGAAAATCTTTTTCAATATACGCTTGGGCAACCGACGCTTAACTCTATGTTATTTTTGTTAGATTTAATTATGAGTAAATAACTAATGACTGTAAATAAAGATTAATAATGTTTAATATGCGAGAGTGTTATAATGGCATGGTTTGACGATAAGTCCACAGGTGGGCTAATAAGTTCACAAATGTGGGATGATATGGCTGATACATTAGTGTCTGTGAGCGGAAGCTATTATAATCATTCTAGTAATAGAGATGCCCATTATCCATCTTCAAATATAACAGGATGGTTGGATAATGTATATATTTCAACCACAGCATCTGTTAATAAACTTAATGATGTAGATACAGTCTCTGATACTCCAGCAAGGGATGAAGTATTAAAGTGGAATGGTACTAATTGGGTGCCAGCTACATATAGTACAACATTTGAGTTTTCTATAGCTTCATTTAGTGATGGTGAGACAACTGCTAGTAAATTAATAGGAGTTGGAGAATGGAATGTTATAGGTGGGTTAAGTTTTGCTGCAACATATAGCAATGGACCACCAGATAATTCTTGTGTACAAATGGCAGAGAATGATAATACCTTTGATACTGTAGTAAAAACATTAACAACGCCGTTCACAGCAGGTACAAATACTGTAGCAGTTGATTATCCTGTAGCAAAAGATCAATATATAACTTTTAGATTAAGTTCTAATGTTGATACAGATACCGATACAGATGAAGATGGTGATATCTACTTTAGAAATTATATAAGGTATGGATTACTAGGTAAGAATAGTGGATTTTCTGCTAGTGAGATATCAGGTTTAACAAGTAAGACTATAAGTAATGACCATACCAGAAGTGTATCATTAAATGCTGGTTCTAGTGAGTATCTTATTTTTGCATTTCCTGCAACATATACTGATTTACCAAGTGGTACAACATATATTGGAGTAAGTGGTGGTACTGGATTTAGATTTAATGGTATGACTTGTGCATTTCAACCAAAAGAAATTGTATCCATTACTAATAATGCTGGATACACTGAGAATTATGAAGCTTATGGGTCAACTTTAGGTAATTTAGGTAACTCTACTCTAACCACATATACATCCAGACAAGAATTAAATGAGATTTATTATGGAGTAACAACAACTGCAAGTGGATACAATGAAGCAGATGTAGAAGGGTTAACCAATTCACCAATTACAGATGATTCTACTCAAACATGGAGTGAAGTAACTGCAGGTGCAGGAGAATATCTTTTATTCTGTTTCCCTAAGAGATGGGGGGAGAAGGGTACTGATTATTCATTTTATGATAATGGTACAGGATTTGAGGCTGCATTTGAAACACCAGAAACTGTAAGTATAACAAACTCGCAAGGTTGGACTGAAAACTTTTATGTATACCGTTCCGAGAATGCGAATCTTGGAGCTATAACAATAAGGACGAGTTAATATGCCGATAGGACTTACTGCCAAAATTGAGCCTAAAAATAACGGTTTTACTGGTCTAGTTGGTGCAGATCAAGTTATCGGAGCAAGTGGAGCTGGTGGTTATCTACCATCATCTACTATATCTGGTAATTCTATTCAGGAATATCAACTAAAAATATCTAATTCACCATCTGATACCTATTATTTACAATATAAAGACTCTACCGATAAGCTAACATGGGCTGAGGTTTCTGCTAATGATGTAGCATGGTCTGGAGCCTCTGGTTATATAGGACATTCATCAAATGTGGATATACACTTTGCTTCTTCCAATATATTAAATTGGTTAGATGGTGAATATCAACAATCGGGCACTCAAGGTGGTATATCATCTTGGTATGATTTAGATACTGGTGCTGGAGTTACTCCTTTTGGAGGCTCTGTATCAGTTTCTGGTACACAAGCAGAAAGTATATCTATTTTAGGGTATGACACTATCTCCTCAAATGCTAAGAAAGGACAGGCATCTGGAGCTTTAGCTTTATATGATGAGACATACTCATCAGAAGGAGATTTAACTTCGGTATTAAATGATAATTATGCTGGTAGTTCTAATATAAATATAACACTTCTAAATACAATATCCTCTAATTTAGATACTAAAATAGATGGTAAAGAGGATTCATTAGACGGTTATGAATATTACCCATCAACTATGGGTAATTCTTTATCTGGTTCATACCATATTCATTCTGTTGATTCTTCAATACACTTTACAAAAGTATCTATTGATGATGATTATGCAGGATCTGGTGCATTTCAAACTCATAAAGATGATTTAACTATTCATAATATATCTGGGACAACAGCATTAGATTGGTTGAATTCATCTGGGACTAAATATAATTCAGCATATGTATCTACTTCAACGGGTATATTCGCTCTTGTAGGACATACCCATGATTTATCTGGTTCTTCTTGGTCTGGAGCAACTGGTTATGTTGGACATAGTAGTAATACTAACAACCCACATGAGGTTGCTTGGGGTGATGTATCCACAGCAGCAAAAGTGGATTTAGAAGGTGATTATGCCCCTTCATCTGGATACCACACTCATATTAATGATACAAGCAATCCACATACAGTAGTATGGTCGGATGTATCAACTGCTGGTATTGCTGATTTGAATGATAACTATCAAGCATCTGGTACAACTCCATTACATTTATTAGTTACTTCATTATCATCTCAAGTAGTTTCTGGTGGAGTATTCTATACAACAGCAGCTGAACCAACAGATGATAGACAACTTGCTAATAAACAATATGTTGATGATAAAAATCTCCCACTATCTGGATTGACAGATGTGGTTGATGGGTTTAATGTTGATGCTTATCATGATTCTGGTCTGAAATGGAATAAAGCAACAGGTAAATGGGTTGCTACTCAAGTAGCTGGTGGTGGCGGTGCTGTTGATAATTATACTGTAAAAGTTGATTCTGTCGCTACTGCTGATTATGTGGGTAATGCTTCAAATGATGGTATTTTGAGAGCAGGTGCTACTATGACATATGCTGATGGTGGTGATTTCATCACTATTGGTGTTGATGAATCTGCTATACTAACCACAGTATCAAGCAATGCTAAATCTAGTTACGATTGGTTTGTAGAGTCAAGTAATAAATTATCAATCCACGAGAATGATACTGACATACATGTTACAGATACACAGAAAGTAGATTGGCAAAATACACACAATTCTGGAACAAAATATACATCTGCATATATATCAACATCAACAGGAATATTTGCAAATGCAAGTCACACCCATGATGATAGATATTATACTGAAGCAGAAAGTATTGCTAATTTTGTAGAATCTGGTGGAACTAAATGGGTTGATTTAACTGATGGTGGAGAGACTACATTACATTCACATGCTGGAATGACCACTGATGTTGCTTGGAGTGGGGCTAGTGAATTTTATGCTTTCTCATCTAATGTTAAGGATGATATTACTTCTTTATTTAGTACATCATCTGCACATGATAGTAGATTAGATACATTAGAGGGGGCAGATGGTATAGGTGATATTGGATGGGGAGATATTACAGCAGGAACTGCAATTAGTAAGACAGGAACAGGTAAGATATCTGGTTCACTTACATTAAATGTAGATGCTGGTGATGCT